TGCCGTTCTTCTTCCAGCCGAACAGGCACGGCTCATGCTGCCATTGATACGGCGAGCGCCCGAGAACAAGCGACTGCTTCTTCCAAATACACGTTCCGGAAAGGTAAAATCCCGCGTCAGCAAAAGCCTTGCGGAAGTTCAGACCCTCTGTATCTGCGTGGAAAACATAGATGCTTGCATCGTTCGCCATAGCTTTCTCCATGCAGGTGAAAGCGTCAAGCAGAAACTGATAGAATTTCTCATTTTCAAGATTGTCGTTCTTGATTTTACCCGCCGAACCCTCATAGTTGACATTGTACGGCGGGTCGGTAACCACAAGATTAGCCTGTTTGCCGTCCATAAGGAACTCGTAAGTTTCTGGTTTTGTGCTGTCACCGCAGACAAGTCTGTGATTTCCGAGCAACCAGAGGTCGCCCGCTTTTGTTGTGCAAGGTTTTTCCATCTCTGCGTCAACATCGAAATCATCATCTTTTGTGTCGGAATCATTATCAAAGAACGCAGCAAGTTCCTTTTCATCAAAGCCCGTCAGACCGAGGTCGAAATCGTCAGCCTGCAATGCTTCGATTTCAACTTTCAGCATTTCCTCGTCCCAGCCCGCGTCAAGAGCCATTCGGTTATCCGCAATTATGTACGCTTTCTTCTGAGCGGATGTGAGATAATCCACGAACACGCAAGGCACTTCGGAGATGTTCTCGGCTTTCGCAGCAAGAATTCTTCCGTGACCTGCGATAACATTGAAATTCCTGTCTATAATAACGGGATTGATAAAGCCGAACTCACGCAATGAGGAACGCAGTTTGTTCAGCTGTTCCGGCGAGTGGGTTCGGGCATTGTTGACGTATGGTATCAGCTTATCTATCGGAACAAGCTGCATTTCACTGGTCGTGTTCATCTGACGTTCCTCCTTTTTAGGACCTTGTGCAGACCCTTTCGGGCGTCCATGACATTGCCCTTAATTGCCTGACCTTTAATCGTTCGGTATTGCTGTACCGTGAGGTTAGGTCGGTTGCTTTTCAGTTCCTTGAAAAATTCGATGGTGTCCTTTGACATAGCGTTATCCTTTCCTTGAACGAAGCAGACGTTCCATAGCATCGTTCAGATCATCACCTACTGGCTCGGTGCAGTTCTCCTTGACTATTCCGTAAATTTCATACCAGATGAGATTTGCGTTCTTCTGAAACTGCTGCGACATCTGCACGAACGGCGAAGCAATAACGCCGCCCGTGGTCGGGTGCTTGCCGAGCAAGCCGTAAGTACTGATTGCTTCCTCGCATTGAATGTATCTTGCGTATGCCTGGGAGTAGGCTTCGATGAGCCGCTTGTTTACGAGGTTCTCGCAGTTCCTTTGTTTAAGCCACAGCCATGTTTCTCGGTATATATCGTCAGCGCCGAGCGGGACTCCGTTCTTCTGCCGAGCCGACAGATAATCGCTTGGCTTCGGCATATCCGCGCCGTTAAGCACAGCGCCCTCCGGCAGGTTGACGGCTTCAAGTTCCGCTGTGTCGAGCGCAGGTATGTCGTTGCTTATGATTTTCACCGGAAGTCCTTTCTGCTTTTTCTCTGCGGCAGGAGCGGGTTTATCTCCGGCGCGTACCCGTCTGCCGCCTCTGTTTGTGCCGTCCTTAGCCATGTTTTTCACCTCCGCAGGACAAGAAAAAAGGACGGTTCGCGCCGTCCGAAAATGATTTGTGGTTTAATACCCCGTTTGAACCCCGATTTTTGCGCACGAAGCCCCGGGCCGCTGTCCGTGATAAAAGTCACAGAGATTTCTACCGCCCCTATCTGTCCCCGAGATTGTGGTGTAACTTCGTGTGGCAAGACTTGCATAGCGACATCAGATTGCTGAAATCGTTGCTGCCGCCGCGTGATACGGGAACAATGTGGTGTACCTCCTCCACGGGAGTAAGCCGACCATATTTCAGACACAGCTCGCACAACGGGTGCGCTGAAATGTACCGACTGCGTATTTCCCGCCACGCTCTGCCGTATTTCTTGTTGCTGTCAGCGGAGCGGACGAACTTGTTGTAGCGGCAGTTCATTAGCTTTGAATGTTCCTCGCAGTACT